GTGCTTGTACATTTATGACGGGAACGTTTGATGGTGCTACAATTTTCAATCAGCCTTTGTCTAATTGGGATATGTCATCGGTATCTTCCATCAACACGATGCTTCAAGGCACTGCTTTTGACCAAGACATAAGCGCGTGGAATATTGGTAGTGTAACAAACGCGGCGGGGTTCTTAAACTCCGGGTCTTTATCTACTACTAACTATGACCTCTTGCTTGACAACACAAGCGGGTGGTTAAGTGTGGCGACACCGCAGTCAAGCGTGTCTATCAGTTTTGGAACTACCCAATACACCGCAGGCGGTAACGCTGAAGCAGGGCGCAACGTCCTGACCGGCACTTACGGTTGGACAATCATAGATGGAGGACCGGTCTAATGCAGTCTCGTTATATTTACGATAAGAAAAACGACCACGACCAGTACTGGATATACTGGGAGAGTCCAGTATACGAGGCGACATGTCCAGCACCATTACCCTATTCGAAATCCTCACCCTCGCGGGGGCGCTTATTGGAGTATACTTCAAGCTCCAAACGGAAATCGGAAAGCTGAAAGGGCGCATCGCTATGCTGGAGAAGCAGGAGCTACAGGTCATGAGTATGTTGGAGAAGCTTGTCGTTTCTGTCGACGAGCTCAAGCTCCTCCTCGCACAGCAAGGCATCAAATGAAATACTTCACCTACTCCGAGTTCGATTCTCCTGACCAGCCCGGCTCCGGCCATGAGATGCAGGACATCTTTTTGGAGAAGCTGGATTTGGCTCGTGGGTACAGTAACGTACCGTATGTCATCAACTCGGGCTTTCGGACGCCTGAGCACAATGCTGAGGTGGGGGGAGTACCGGGAAGCAGCCATCTAACGGGCTGGGCCAGTGACGTGCGTGCCGATAGTTCCAACCGCAGGTTCCTGATTGTCAAGGGCCTCCTCGAGGCCGGCTTCAATCGCATTGGCATCGGGCAAAATTTTGTGCATTGCGACTGCGACCCTAGTAAGTCTGGCAACGTCATCTGGTTGTACTGAATTGCGTACCTTGGTTCTATGATTGATTTTATCGTAGAAAACTGGATTGCCTTGACGATTGGTGTTATGGCGCTTTTGAAAGTTATCGTGAATCTCACGCCTTCAGATTCTGACAATGCTGTATTTGGTTATCTCGATATCCTTATTACTGCTATTACTGGCGACCGGAGAAAGAAGTAAGATGGCTAAGATTAAAACGTACAATAACGCCACGACCCCGCTATCTGGCGGGGACAAGGTGATTGGTACTGAAGCCACTGACGACAGCACCAAGAACTTTACGGTTCAAGATATCGCCGACTTCACTCTGGACCCGGCTAACGGCAATGTCGTCAATTCCGTTACTGGTTCTTCTGACGTATCTGCCACGCCTACTACGGGAGATGTGTCTGTTGGCCTAACCGATACCACGGTTGTTGCTGGCGAATATGATTACGCCACGGTTACGGTTGATTCTAAAGGTCGTGTTACGCAAGCGTCTACTGGTACTCCGGTAACTTCTCTGAACACTCTTGATGGAAGTATCGCCGTTGTTGCAGGCGACGGTACTAGTGTCATTACTAACGCGTCTACCAACACCATTACCATCAACAGTACTGGTAGTGGCGGCAGCGGCAGCGTGACGCAAGTTATTGGCGGCACAGGGCTGGACACTTCTCCATCCGGAGGAATTATTACTACAGGCACCATCAACCTTGCGGACACTACTGTTGCAGCCGGGTCATATATCAATGCCGACATTACCGTCGATGCGCAAGGCCGTATTACGGCTGCGGCAAATGGCGACGGCCAGCCCAACCAAAACCTTCAATCCGTACTGGATACTGGCAATACTGCTGTAGACCAGTTTATTTCTCTTAGCGGGTCGGGCACTGGTTTTTCAGCACTCACGGGTTCCGTTGTTGTGCAGGACGCAACTTGGAGTGCGGCGGGTAGCGGGTACAATCTGGTTGTCACCAACGAGCTTGAGCTGGACCGATATCTCAAGGACGTCAACGGAAGTACAGGAACGTATCAGCAGGTTCTTATCTCAGACCCTTTTGCTAATGGAGGTTCAGGAGGAGTTACATGGGTAGACCAGCCCGTGCTATCTACTCGCGTGGCGATTAGTTCTGCCGACCTTTTAGGAATCACCACTAGTGTCGGCCCTGAAATTATTGCATCACAGGGTATTGGAAAAAGTATTCAAGTTATTGGAGTCGCGTTGAGCTATCAGTTTGGAACGGTGGCATACAATTTCACTAACGACTTAGGGCTATATACCGGTTCTACTTCTATTAACCCTCAATACACGGTGACGGCACCAGTCATGAATTCTCCGTCGGATGAGTTCGTTAGTATGGACAAGGTGTCTATGGGGACATTGTCACCAAACCAACCGCTTCAGCTTCGTTCTACAGCGGGACTTAACACGGCCCCTACTGCTGATGGTACGGTCAATTTGGAAGTGACCTATAAGGTTGTCACTATCTAATGCGAGACATACGCAAGGTTTGTATCGGTCCTGACTATAAGGACTCGATGTGTTACGTGGTGGGTCAGGCCGTTCTCGGCAATACCCACCATGTGCATTTAATTAAATACAACGATGAGACGGGGGGTGTCCTCATCTATATTGAGCAAGACAACGTGGTCATCCTATGGAAGGAGTTCACGGCGCCTATGCCTATTTCAATAGAATACAACATTAACTTTTGAGAGCGGTCAATCAGTTTATCGTACAGGGACAGAGATACAACAACACCAAGGGAGACCTCATCGTAAATACGAGCGAGGAAGACCACCGCTTCTCGAACCGGGAAGGCGTGGTCGTGGCTCTACCCTTGGGTTATGATGGTCCTATTTGTGTGGGCGATACCCTCCTCGTTCACCACAACGTATTCAAGTACTACAACGATATGAAGGGCCGCCAGCAGAGCGGTCGCAGCTTCTTGCGTGACGACTTGTTCTTAGTCGATTACGACCAGTTCTATATGTGGCGTAGCGATGGCGACTGGGAGCCTCACGATAGGTACTGCTTTGTGGAGCCTATACCCCCCAAAGAATCTATCATCTTCAAGCCTTTAACAGAGGAGCCGCTGATGGGTATAATGAGATATCCTAATGATTATCTTAAGGGCCAAGGAATCGAGTCTGGTGATACAGTGACGTTCCGTCCTGAGAGTGAGTATGAGTTCATTGTAGACGGGGAAAAGCTATATCGGATGTTCGACCATCAAGTGACATGCAAGATTCAAAACGACTAAAGGAGCGCATCATCGCTGCGGGGCGGATAGCTGTTGAGCAACTGATTAAGGTAGCTCAGGAGGATATCCTCAAGCCCGGAGAGGACGACGACCTTGCAGCGGATAGGTTGAAGAATGCGGCGGCCACCAAGAAGCTGGCCATCTTCGACGCGCTAGAGATTTTGAATCGCATAGACTCCGAAGAAGAGGAGTTGGAGCTGGCGGCAGGAACTACCAAGACGGAAAGCAAGGTGGGTTTTGCAGAGCGACGTTCAAGATAAGCTGTACCGCCCCGCAGAGGGTAGGGTAACAAAGGCCGTTAAGGCCAATAAGAACCGCGCGAAGACGTGGCACTATGGCTATAACGAGAAATACGATATGGTGGTCATCTCCAAGTCGGGACAGATTGGAGACATCATCAATATCAACGGGTTGGATATAGCCCTTCCTCCAGAGCCAAAAGACTTAGGGACCGGAAAAAACAGGTGGGTGCGCGAGGAGCTGCCTAAATCGCTAACCCGCATACAGAGCATCTTCCAGTGGAACGATATGCCCAAGGCGTTCAAAGACAACTGGGTAGAGTATATCGAGAAAGAATTTGATTACCGCGAGGAAGGCCACTGGTTTATGAATAACGGCGTTCCGACCTATGTCACGGGCGCCCACTATATGTATTTGCAGTGGACGAGTATCGACGTGGGATACCCTGACTTCCGTGAGGCCAATAGGATATTCTTTATCTTCTGGGAGGCGTGCAAGGCCGACATGCGATGTTTTGGTATGATGTACCTCAAGATTCGTCGTTCTGGATTTTCCTTCATGGGGTCTTCGGAGTGTGTCAATACCGGTACGTTGGCTAAGGACTCACGCGTAGGAATACTCTCAAAGACAGGCTCGGATGCGAAGAAGATGTTTACGGATAAGGTGGTGCCCATTGCCAACCGACTTCCGTTTTTCTTCAAACCTATACAGGACGGCATGGATAAGCCGAAAACGGAACTGGCGTTTCGTATCCCTGCTTCAAAGATTACAAAGAAGAATATGTACGATGTGGAGGACGAAGAGATTTTCGGACTGGACACCACTATCGACTGGAAAAATACTGACGACAACTCCTACGACGGAGAGAAGCTAATCCTACTGGTCCATGACGAGAGTGGTAAGTGGGTCAAGCCCAACAATATCCTCAACAACTGGAGGGTAACGAAGACGTGTTTGCGCTTGGGAAGTAAGATTATCGGCAAGTGCCTGATGGGTTCTACGTCGAACGCCTTGGCTAAGGGTGGCTCCAACTTCAAGAAGCTGTACGA